TCCTATCCATTCCCTAAAGAGGCTGCCCCAGTGGCAGTAATTCAATGCAATCCCCAAGAACCATCCCCACTTGGCCCGACGTGCGGCGCGGGTTCCGCGACTTTTGCGCGACGGTCCGATCATTGCTGGCCATGGCTGGCGCGAACCCGCGCGGCGTAAGCGATAACGCGCTGATTGAAGCTTGGCTGGCCGAAGAGCTCCCCGAGTGCTTCGCTGCCCGTTTCCTCACCCTCACCGGCCAGCCAGTTTCCCCGGACACTTGACCGTGCCCGTTCGTGCCCGGGCATTCGTGCCCGGGCGTTTTTGTCCCCGCGTTTTTTCGTCCCCGCGCGTATTCGTCCCCAGCCATTTTGCCGTCAGCCGCCGACCGACTTTTGCTAGTCACACTAGCAACCATTTTGGAGCTGTCTCATGCCAAACTCCCCCCAGCTGATCGTCGCCTGCTACGTCACCCGCAACCGCCGCTGCCCATTCCTGGGGCTGATCGGCCACTGGCCGCACAGGGCCGGCTTCTATCGCATGGCCATGGCCGGCCAGCGGATCCTCGTTCGCCCCGCCAGCCGCGAAGAGCGGGAAGCCCACGACAACGCCGTCCGTCACATGGCCACGCGCTGGGTCGGCCTATTGGGCTTTGTCCGCTGGCATCGCCAGGCCTTCGGCAAACACGGCCAGGCGGTGCTCGTCGCCGCCCTGCGCCAGCACTGGTCCCAGGTCGTAGACTGCCTCCGCGACCAGCGGCGCAAAGCCGCCCGCCATGCCCGCCGGCGGGCCGCCCTTGCTAGTTCGACTAGCAAATCCCCGAAGGGAGCCCGCCCATGATCCTCAATCAACGCTGGAGCGGGGGGCGCAGCAGCTACCGGCCGGCGGAGCCCATCCGCACCGCCGACTACGAGGTCGCCCCGATCGCCGACGACGCCACCACAAAAAATTTTGTGCTCCGGCATCACTACAGCGGCAGCTATCCGGCCGCCCGCTTTCGCTTCGGCCTGTTCTCCGGGGGCTGGCTGTGCGGCGTCGCCGTGTTCTCCGTCCCCTGCCATGATTCCGTGCTGACCGGTGTTTTCCGCGGCATCGCCGCCGCCGACGCCACCGAGCTGGGGCGGTTCGTCCTGCTCGACTGCGTCCCCGGCAATGGTGAGACCTGGTTTCTCGCCCGCTGCTTCGAGCTGCTCCGGCGCGAATCCCTGGTCGGGGTGGTCAGTTTCTCGGACCCGGTGGCTCGCCGGTCCTCGAGCGGCCTGGTCGTTTTCCCCGGGCACATCGGCACGATCTACCAAGCCCACAATGCGGCCTACCTGGGGCGAGGGAACGCCCGCACACTGCGGCTGCTGCCCGACGGCTCAGTCCTGTCTGCCCGGGCCATTTCGAAGCTGCGCTCCGGCTGCAAAGGCTGGCGCTACACCGCCGAGCTGCTCGTCGCCCATGGCGCGGAAGCCCCCGACCGCGACTTACAGGCCTGGGCGTCCCGCTGGATTCCGCGGATCACCAGTCCGCTGCGACACCACGGCAATCACAAATACGCCTGGGGCCTCGATCGCCTGGGTCGCCGGCTGCTGCCCAATTCACTGTCCTATCCCAAGGTTTAAGGAGTAAATGCTATGCTTCACAGGTCACCAATCTCGAGGCTGCCCCGTGGCAGGATGCCCATGCCCAAGCGCGAACTGGCTGCCAAATACGGCACGTCCAAAAACCTCCACCAGCTGATCAACGCCGCCATCCGGGCCGAGCTGCCCGGCGGCCACGCCGCCCTCGACGCCCTGTCCCAGATCCGCCAGCTGGCCGACCACGATCGCCAGCACAAGCAGTGTGCCGACTCGATCCGCCGCATCGTCGATGCCATGGGCGACGAGATCCGCCTCCGCTACGGCCTGACCGGGCCCACGGATGCCTGACAGGGGCCTGCTGTTTGCTAGTTCGACTAGCAAACCGCGCCCTGGACGAAGCGTCCACCCTCCCCAATCCGGCGCGCCCGAACCGTCCGGCGCGCACGGCGCGCACGGCGCGCACGGACGATCCGGACGATCCGGCGCCGTGCGCGCCGGATCTTATCCCGCTCTGCCCATTCTGGCCGGCAGAATGACGGCGTATGGCCGAGGCACTAGATACCGAGATTTTCAACGCCCGCGCCGCCTATTTCGACAACGCCGATTTCGAAGCCGACGGCAGCATCGTCAAGGCCAAGCTGTTCATCACCGCCTGCCGCAAGCTGCTGGCCGTCCCCGTCACCCGCACTGCCCAGTCCGGACGCGACGGCAACGAGCTCGAGCTCGACCCCGAAATGATCGCCCGCCAGCAAGACGAAGCCCGCCGCTGGCTGGCGTCAGCCCAGGCCGCCGCCGCCGGCGGTGGCGGCGTCATCCACGCCGACTTTACCGCGTTCCGCGACTGATCCCCCGCCCTTGCCCAGCCGCCACTTGCCCACTCGCCACAGCCAAGCCGACTGCCTGGAGCTGCCCAGCGCCTTTGCCCAGGCCTATCAGGACTACCGGTCCGACTGGGCGATCGGCGGCACCGGCCCGTACCTGCCCAGTCCCCGCGGCGTGCAGCTAATGGGCGGCGGGGCCGACTACCACTACCGCGACGAAACCAAATTCTTCCGCGCCATCGAGCGGGCCCGCGAGTACGACCGCAATAACATGATCGTCGGCCAGGCCATCAACCGCCTGACCGCCAACCTCGTGCAAGACGGCTTCACCGTCGACCCCTCCACCGGCGACACAGGGATCGACACCGAGCTGAAAGACGACTGGTACAACTGGTGCGCCGACCCCTCCCGCTGCGACTCCGAGGGCGAGCGGACCTTCTACGACTTCGAGCTGCTCACCCAGCGCACCATCCCGGTCGACGGCGACACCTTTTGCATTACCGGTCCCGACGGCCGGCTGCAATTCATCGAGGCCCACCGCTGCCGCCGGCCGACGCGCAGCAAGTCCAAAAACTGCATCCACGGCGTCAACCTGAACGCCCGCACGGCCCGCCGCATCAGCTATTTCTTCGCCAAGGAAGACGTCGACCCGTTCAGCACGCTGCTCTTGAAGGACATCGAGGAAGTCCCGGCCCGCGACGCCGCCGGCGAGAAGCAGGTCCTGCACCTGTACGACGCTAACCGGTTCAGCCAGCGCCGCGGCGTGACCGTCTTCGCCCCCGTCGCCCTGCCCATTCACTATCACGACGACATTCAATTCGCCAACCTGGTCGCCGCCCAGGTGCAAAGCTGCTACGCCATCCTCGAGCAGCAGCTGCAGGGCGTCGGCACCGGCCTGCCCACGCCGCACACCGCCCCGCCCGCCGCCACCGGCGCCACCACCACCGAGATCGTCGACGACGGCACCACCCGCACCCGCCAGGGCATGGCCCCCGGCATGCGTGTCCGGGCGCAAGAGGGCTGGGGCCTGACCGGATTCGCGCCCACCATCCCCGGCCCGATGTACCGCGAGCACACGCTCCTCATCCTGACGATCATCGCGGTCAACCTCGACCTGCCCGTCCAGGTCCTGTTGCTCGACGCCTCACAGACCAATTTCTCCGGCTGGCGCGGCGCGATCGACCAGGCCCGCATCCGCTACCGCGTCATCCAGCGCCGCCGCATCGACGGCTTTTATTCGCCCGTCTGGCGGTGGCGCGTCCGGCAAAAGCTCGCCAAGGATGCCCAGCTTCGCGCCGCTCAGAAGCGCAGCGGCATCAACCTGTTCGCCCACACCTGGCACCCGCCCACCTGGTCGTACATCGAGCCCGAGAAGGACATCAAGGCCAACGCCCTGGAGCTGGCCACCAAGCAGACCAGCGCCCGCCGCCAGCGGGCCCGCCAGGGCGAAGATTTCGACGACGTTGTCCCCGAAATGGCCGACGACGCCGGCAAGGTGGTCGAGGCCTTCGAACGCAAAGCGCAGGAGCTGAACAAGAAGCTCAACCTCGCCAAGGACCGCGAGATCACCCGCGACGAGCTGCTCCGCGTCTTCACCGCCCAGGGCGTCACCGTCAGCGCCACCGAGGGCGAAGACAAAGCCGAGCCCGCCCTCAAGCCGAAAGCGGGGGCCGGCACTGCCTAGCAAACAATGTTGAACGCCATTCCGCATTTCGACCAATGGCTCGGGATCTGGGCCATCCGCGAGGAGGATTTTCTCAGCGGCTACCAGTGGTTCCAGGGCCTGGACCTGCACCTGCATTTACAGAGCGGCCCCAGCCAGGCCGCCCGCCAGGCCCACGACGAACAGCGGCCCGACATCCGTGACGGCGTCGAAGTGATCGGCCTGCACGGCTCGCTGATGAAGCAGCAGGCCAGCCTGTCGCGCTCAACCAGCACCGTGATGACCCGCCGCAAGATCCGCGCGGCCGTCCGCAATCCCGACGTGGCCGCCATCCTGCTGCACATCGAAAGCCCCGGCGGCACGGCCGCCGGCACCAAGGAGCTGGCCGACGACGTGGCCGAGGCCGCCAAAAGCAAGCCCGTCTATGCGTTCATCGAGGACCTGGGCGCCAGCGCCGCCTACTGGATCGCCAGCCAGGCCACCAAGGTCTTCGCCAACCCCACGGCGATCGTCGGCAGCATCGGTACCTACGGCGTGGTCTACGACTACTCTGCGATGGCCGCCAAGGAGGGCATCAAGGCGCACGTGATCCGCGCCGGCGAGTTCAAGGGCGCCTTCACGCCCGGCACCGAGGTAACCGCCGAGCAGCTCGCCGAGCAGCAGAAGATCGTCACCGACCTGAACGAGTTTTTCATTCGCGGAGTGAAAGCCGGGCGCCGCCTGACGCTGGAGCAAACGCGAAAACTGGCCGACGGGCGCGTGCACGTCGGCCAGGCCGCCGTCGAGCAAAGCCTGATCGACGCCGTGCAATCGCTTGATGAAACCTTCACCCAGTTGGCCGCCGCCGGCCGCAAGAAAAGGAGCCCTGCTATGTCCGTTGACATCAACGCGGACACCTCGCCCATCACGCCCGAATCGGCCGCCCCCGCCACCCCAGCCCCTGCCTCCGTGGCCGCCACGCTGAAACTGCCAGGCCCGGCCACGCTCGCCGAGCTGAAAGCCGCCTTCCCCAAGGCCAACAACGACTTTTTCGTGTCGCAGCTCGAGGCTAACGCGACCGTCGCGCAGGCCAAAGATGCGTGGTCCGCCAAGCTGGCGGCCGACGTCGAGCGGCTCACGCAGGAAAACACCCAGCTCAAGGCCGACAAACCGGTCGCCAAAACCGCATCGGCAGCCGACGAGCCGGCCCCCCTGGTCAGCGCCGGCGTCACCGGCAGCTCGACCACCGCCACCGGCGGCGATGCGATCGCCCAGTGGGAAGAGCAGCTCCAGACGCTGATGGACGACCGCAAGCTCACCAAGGCCCAGGCCGCCCGCAAGCTCGCCATCGACAACCCCCAGCTGCAGGCCGCCTACTGCGCCGCCTACACGCAACTTCACGGCGCCAAGGTCAACCCGGCCGGCAACCGCAAGTAAACCACTTTTGCTAGTTCGACTAGCAAAGTTTCCCCCCGCTGCGCTAGCGCTGGCGGGGCCCAACAACACACCAGCCACTTATCCCGAAAGGTTCCCCCCATGAGCCAGCAATCCGACGGCTTCAACAAAACATTCCGGGTCGACGGCACCGCCGCCATCGCCCAATATGCCCGCGTCAAGCTCACCAGCGGCTACCTGGTGGCCGCCGGCGCCAACGAGGCCGACTTGGGCACCCTCAACGAGCACGTCTTCAACGACAGCGTCGTTAGAGACGTTTCCGTGCGGCTGAAAACTTGCCCCGGCACCTGCCAGATGATCGCCGCCGGCGCTATCTCCCAATACGCCGAAGTGTTCGGCGCCGCCAGCGGCAAGATCAACGACGTGGTCAGCCACCGCCGTATCGGCATCGCGCTCGAAGCGGCCAGCGGCAACGCTTCGGTGATCGAGATCCTGCGCACCGAGAAGACCGACGAGCCGCCCCCCATGCACGTCACGTTGACCGGCACGGCCACCACGCTGACGCGCGACATGCGCAATGGCACGTTTTCCAACACGGGCCTGGGCGCCGCCCACACCTGCACGCTGCCCCAAGACGCCGTGGCGGGTGACACGTTCCACTTTTCCGTGTCGGCCGCCCAGGAGCTGCGGGTCGATCCGGGCGCCGCGGGCGCAATCTACATCAACGGCGCCAAGCAGTCCGACGACGCCTACATCACGGCCGACGACGAGGCCGAGCACGTCACGCTCACGGCCGACGGCAACGGCGACTGGATCGCCGGTCCCTACAACGGCACCTGGACCGTTGTCTAATCCCTGCCCCCTGTAGCTGGCGGGTGGCGGTGGCCACCAAAACCCGTCGGCTTTTTCATTCACCGTTTGCACTCTCAGGGGGAACTGGGAGTAACCACCAATGCCCGGACCGTCCACCTCGCTATCCACCCTTCGCCCCGATCTGGGCTCCATGCTGGAGTTCGACCTCGAGGCGAACCGGATGAAATTCATCGCCAACCGCGTCCTGCCGATCCTCAACGTGGACCTGGCCGGCGACACGTTCGGCAAAATCCCCATCGCCCAGCTGCTCAAGCGCGCCAACGTCAAGCGCGGCGCGAAGGGCGACTACAACCGCATCGACTGGTCGTTCAGCAAGGACACCTACGCCACCGACGAGTACGGTCTGGAGGGCCCGGTCGACCAGAACATGGCCCGCAAATATGCCAACTATGTTGACGCCGAGGCGGCCACCGCCCGCCTGGTGCTGCACATGGTGCTGCTCGAGGCCGAGGTCCGCGTCAAGGATCTGCTCTTCCCCGGCAGCTACTCGCCCACCGCCATTACCAACGAGTGGGACGACGTGGCCAACGCCACCCCGATCGACGATGTCGAGGCCGCCGTGCTCCGCATCTTCGCGGCCACCGGCATGTGGCCCAACGCGATCGTCTTCAATAAGAAGGTGTTTCGCAACGTCCGCCGCTGCGAGCAGGTGCTCGATAACATCGCGGCTCAGGGCGCCGGCGACAAGATCAAGGCCCGCGACGTCACGACGGCCATGCTGGCCGCCGTGTTCGACCTGGAGCAGGTGATCGTCGCCGAGGGTGTTTACAACTCGGCCGACGAAGGCCAGACCGCCACCCCCACCCATATCTGGAGCGACGAATACGCCGCCGTCGGCGTGGTGGCTACCAGCCAGTCGATTATCGAGCCCTGCCTGGGTCACACGTTCCACTGGGCCGGCGACGGCAGCCAGCCCGGCGGCCTGGTCGAGACCTACTACACGGAAGAGACCCGCAGCGACGTGGTCCGCGTCCGCCACCAGGTGGACGAAAAGATCAAGTACTCCGCCATGTGGGACGTGATGAGCAACATCACCACGTAATGCCCCCCGCTGCGATGAATCTTGCGGGGCCCGCCCCGCGAATTCACCAGCCAAATGAATGGTGGCCGGCCGATCGCAACGCCGGCCCAATCGAATTTTTCGAGTCTTCATTTTTTTTGAAAGCACGTTTCCCATGTTCAATCGTTTGCGTTTTCTGGGCCAGGACAACAACAGCAACGGCGTGGCCACGTCCAACGTCGCCGCCAACGCCGACGGCACCATCCTCGAGCGGCTTGAATTCATCCAGGCCGGCCAATCCGGCACGGCCGGCATCCCCACCTACCCCGCCGCCGCCGCTGCCGGCAACGGCGTGTCGATGGCCGAGGTGCTCCGCTATATCGAGGACATCCTCGCCGGCACGGCCGGAGTGGTGACCTATCCGGCAGCCGCCGCCTACGGCAACGGCGTCAGCCTGGCCGAGGTGCTGGCCTATTGCCAGGACGCAATCCTGGCCGCCCCGCGGTCCTGCGAAAAGTCCGACGGCGCGGTGCTCAGCGGTGATGACGATCTATTCACCATCAGCGGCGGCCCCATCAAGGTTGTCGAGATCACTGGCATCGTCACCACGACAATCGGCGCCGGCACGACGAATGTCAAGCTCACGCTGACCACCACCACGCCAGCCGCGACGGTCGATATGAACGCCGCCGCCGTGGACATCGACGCCGACGCCGCCGGCACCTCGTACCAGTCGATCAACACGACGGCCATTTTTACGCCCGTGACGGCCGGATTCGTGAAAGAGGCAAATGCCTTTGCCACGCAGCCGACGCAGTTTTTGTGCCCCATCGGCACGATCAAGCTCAACAGCAGCGCCGCCCGCGCTGGTGTCATCAAGTGGTATCTGCGCTACGTTCCGCTGTCGCCCAGCTCGCGCGTCGTCGCCGCCGCGTAGTCGTGAGCCACGACGGGCAAATTGCTACTTTTCGCCCTACTTTTCGCCCTTGAGGGGGCTTGAAATTGTCCTTCCACTCTGAACTGATCGCCGGCGTCGGCAGCCCGCTGCTCTTGGAAACAGCGGGCCAGTCGATCGAAGTGCGCCTCAAGAGCGAGGACGCGCCCCGCACGCTCACGGCGCTGATCGGCAAGGAGCGGACCGTCGAAAAGCAGATCGGCAACACGCGCAAGCAGGTCCGCCAGCGCCGCGTCACGTTCACCACCGACGAGGCCAGCCGCTTCGGCGGCATCGCCGCCCTGCCCATGAACGCCATCGTGACGTTTGAGAACGTCGACTACGCCATCACCGAAAAGCCGTCCGACCAGGACGGCATGGTGTCCGTGATCCTCGAGCGGTCCGCGATCGAAGACCACG